AGACATTTACACAAGATGAATTAGATCGAATCGTAGCTGACCGCATATCTAGAGAACAGCGCAAGTTTGACAAGAAACTGTCAGGCATTGACCTGAATGAAGCAAGAGATTTGTTGGCTGAGAAACAAGCCGCAGATATTGAGCGACAGAAAGAGCGCGGAGAGTTTGATTCAATTCTAAAACAGACTGTCGAAAAGAAAGACATGGAGATACAGAGTTATAAAAGCAAGTTACAACAGACGCTAGTAGATGGAGCGATTCTGGGTGCGGCTTCTAACAATAACGCTGTAAATCCAAATCAAGTATCACAGTTGCTGAAAGACCAGACCAGACTGTCTGAAGACGGAACGGTTGAAGTTCTGGACGCTAACAAAGTACCGCGCTACAATGACAGCGGTGAATTGTTATCCGTCAATGAGATGGTAGCTGAATTCTTGACAGTAAACCCACATATGGTCAAAGCCTCACAAGGCGGTATTGGCTCGATGGGTAACACTGGTGGCTCTACACAGAAGCCTCAATCTGTGGCAGATATGGTTGCAAACTGGAATGATGGTGGTAAAGAAGCATTTGCCGCATCTAAGAAAAAGTAACCACTAACCACAAACTAATTTTAATTTAAGGTATTTATCATGGCGGCAACAACTTCAACAACTCTCGACGACCTGTTCGTCAATATCGTAGCTCAAGCACGTTTCACTGCTGAAGAGCAATCACTCATGCTAGGTCTGGTTACTATGTATAACATTCAGGCTCAAGCGGGCAAGACAATTCAGGTTCCTAAGTATCCTGCTATTGCCGCGGCCAACTTGACTGAAGGCACTGATATGTCAAGCACCACTGTTTCTACTTCTTCAGTTTCTGTAACTGTTGGCGAAGTAGGCGCACAGGTTCTATTGACTGACATGGCTACTTACGGTGACGGCAACCCTGCTGTTGAGTTAGGTACTGTTCTAGGTAACGCTATCGCTACCAAGATCGACACTGACCTCATCGCTTTGTTTGACGGCTTCTCTGGTTCTATCGGAGCCGCAGGTGCTGAGATCACTGTAGCTGACTTATTTAAAGCGGCCGCAACTCTACGCGCTAACAAGGTTACTGGCGTTATCAACGCTGTTGTACATCCTTTCCAAGCGTACCAGTTGAAAGCTAACTTAACTAACACCTTCGCTAACCCGAACGGTGGCGACTTGCAGAACGAAGCAATGCGTAACGGTTATGTTGGAACTATCGCGGGCATCAATGTCTACGAGTCAGCTAACGTAGTTATCGATGGCGCAGGAGATGCTAAAGGCGCTGTATTCGCTCCAGAAGCAATCATGATCGCCATGAAGCGTGACTTTAACATCGCTCCACAGCGTGATGAGTCCCTTCGTGCATTCGAGCTTAACGCCACTGCTGTATATGGTGTTGCAGAGCTTGATGATGCGTTCGGAATTGAGCTTCTTTCTGACGCGGTACTGTAAGACTATACCCACCTCTTTCGGGGGGTGGGTTTTTTACTGAGGTAAGTAATGGCATATTCTAGCGATGCAGATTTATTAAAACTGATTCCCGATATTCTCGATCTAGGTATCGAGTCTTTCGTATTGGAACACCCAAAAGCACAGGCTGACATTCAGCGAGAATTGCGTATTAAGTGGTGGCCTAGAAAGAACATATCAGGCGAGATGGATAACACCAAGCTAACCGCTACCCAGTTTACTACTGTCAGTGCTTACTTAGTGCTGTGGCGTTATGCTTTACCCCAGTTGACTAACTGGACAGAGGGCGATCGGTTCGGCAATATGATCGAATTCTACAAGGCTCGTTATGGCGAAGAGCTTGAATCAGTGTTAGCTGATGGCGTTGATTATGATGCTGATGGTGATGGGAACGTAAAAGAAGATGAGAAGCAACCTGTAGGACTGAGGTTAGACAGGTAATGGAAGTCAATATCAAGTCCAACGCTAAAGAAGTCTCAAAGCGTATTGGCAAGAAAGGCAAAGAATTATCGGCAAGCATTAAGAGAGCGTTGTCGATTACTGCTCAATCTGGCATCAATATTATTGAAGCTAGAACCAGTAAAGGTGTAGGGTTCAAGGGCGGTAAGTTTAAAGATTACACCCCAATATATGCGGCATTTAGAGCAAGTAAAGGCAGGGGTAACAACCCAGACTTGCAGTTTACAGGTCAGATGTTAAGTTCGATGACCTCTAGGGCAAGCAGTAAACAGGCTGAGATATTCTTTACGAGAGCTACAGAATCAAAGAAAGCGGCCATGAACAACAAGTCTAGGCCGTTTTTTGGGTTTAGTAGAAAAGAAGAAAAGCAACTTGGTGAAGTATTCTTTAGGGCTTTAAAATGAGTATAAGAGAGAGTATTGCAAACAACTTAGTCGATACACTACAGGCTGTGATAACGCCAGTAGACATAAAGTATGTTACTCGCGAGCCGTTCGATTTTGCCAAGTTATCAAGCGCACAATTTCCTGCTATTCTGGTACGCAGTGCGGGAGAAGATAGAGAAGACAGTAGCATAGGCGGGTCAATCACTCAGCGTATGGCTACAATAAATTATGAGCTTATCTGCTATGTTAAAGGGTCGGTAATCGATTCGGCTAGAAACAACATAATAGAAGCTATAGAAGAAGGTCTTGACGTAGATCGTTCGCGTGGGGGTTATGCCCTAGATACGCAGATAACTCAAGTCGAGATCGATGAAGGTTCTATTGACCCCTATGGTGGGGTCATTATTACAGCACGCGTGTTGTACCAATACACTCGCGGCACAACTTAACTTAAATTAGAGGTAAATATCATGGCGACTAAAACAGGCGCATCTGGAGTAGTAAAAGTACAAGTCTCAGGCACGACTGTTGCCGTGGTAGGCGAAGTACGTTCTTTCACGTTTGACGGTTCAGCAGACACTATCGAAGACTCAGTAATGGGTGACGTTGCACGATCGTACAAAGAAGGCTTAAAAACTAACACCGTATCACTAGAAGTATACTGGGATGAGGCTGATGCACAGCAACTAATCCTTGATGAGCGAGCTTCTATTGACTTTGAAGTCTACCCTACTGGTACTGGCAGTGGCGAAACTTTCTTTTCTGGTAGCGGCATTGTCACTTCACGTTCAATTACTGGCGCATTCGACGGCATGGTTGAGGCTAGTTTTTCTATCCAGTGCAGTGGCGCTGTAACTGAAGCACAAGTATAAAGGGGATTAAACCATGGGATTAGCTAAAGAGTTACGAGGAAGAAGAAAGGTAGAAGCAAGAGAAGTTCTTGTCCCTGCATGGGGTGACGATTCTGGAGCGTTTAAGCTGTATTGTAGGCCAATAACCTGCTACGACCTAGACCAGTTGCAGAAGAAGCACCCTAACTTTTTAAACAACACTACAGTCGGTGCGATGGTTGATTTGATATTAATGAAAGCAACAGATGAAAGCGGTGACAAACTGTTTGCGTCTGCTGATCGGATTGACTTGATGGGCGAAGAGACTAACGTAATATCCGATATTGCCAATCAGATGTTTGCAGAGATTGAATCTGTTGAGGCACTAGAGGGAAACTAAAAAGCGATCAGTCAAGGATGAATCTGCTTTCCTTGGCTGACCGCCTCCACCTTACCATTGCAGAAGCAGAGCAAATGCCTGTCAATCACTTCAACGAATGGTTGGCCTATTTCCAGATAATGAGCGAGAACAATGGCTGAAAATGTAAACATTACGATCAGGGCGTTTGACAAGACTAAGAAGGGTTTTGGTAGTGTCACTTCTGGATTGAAGAAAGTCACTGGCGCAGTATTTTCAATGCGTACTGCTTTGGTCGGTGTTGCAGGTTTGGCGGGGTTTGGTTTACTTGTTAAATCATCATTAAACGCTACAGACTCCCTAGCTAAAACAGCGGCAAAGATTGGCACAACTACAGAATCTTTAGGCGGGTTAAGATATGCGGCAGAACTTACTGGCGTAGCAACCAATACTATGGACATGGCTTTACAGCGGTTTACTAGGCGAACTGCTGAAGCGGCTATGGGTACAGGTGAAGCAAAGGCGGCAATTAAAGAGCTTGGTTTAAATGCTCAAGAGTTAAATCGAATGCCGTTAGATAAACGCATGGTTGTTCTATCTGATGCATTTTCTGGCGTTACAAATGAATCAGATAGACTACGACTAGCTTTCAAGCTGTTTGACAGTGAGGGCGCGGCATTAGTCAACACTTTATCTGGTGGCGGTGACGCATTAAAAGAGATGCTTGGTGAAGCAAGAGTGCTTGGCCTTACCATGTCAGGTAGTGCGGCAAAAGGCGTAGAAGATACAGTTGACGCTTTAACCAAATTAAAAAGCGTTTTTAAAGGCGTAACAGATCAGGTAGTTGCGGCACTTGCCCCCGCTATTGAAGGTATGGTTGAGCGGTTTACTGCATTTCTACAGAGGTCGATAGAGGCTAAAGGCGGGGTTGAGCAGTTTGCAAGGGCGTTAGCCATTGATCTCTTGCAAGGAGTTAAGTCTGCTTTATTCGCTTTTCAGGAACTTGCCAATGGTTTTATTACCGTATATAACGGTGCTTTAGAAGCTAAAGATGCGCTGACTCAAGTTTTTACTCCTGACAGTAAAAAAAATGCCCGACAGTTAAGAAAAGAAATTGACGAGCTTGGTCAACTGCTCTCAAGTCGAGCAAAAAGAATTGAAGGCGAAACAGCAAGGCAAAAGCGAAGTTCAGAACTTGCTCAAGCAAGCGACTTCAAAAGATTAATGGGATTACAAGCATTATTAATTCAGGCTGACGAAACAGGCAACGGCCTTGATCGCATGACTAAAGTTGATTTTGCCACTAAGATTAATGCTGAAATTGA